GTGGCCACATTGCTGAGGATGTTCGACACAGACACGCCGAGCGTAGACAACGAATTCGCCTGCACATCAGGCATTGCTGCCCTCAGCACACTGCGAATGTTTCCGACATGAATCCGCTCGCCAGTTGCCACTCGCATCCCGTTCGACGCCGCTGCCAACAACAGGATCTGCTGAATGCCGATGTTGCGATACTGCTTGCTCGCAACCTCGATAACCTGCTCCTTGTAATGCTTTTCGACACCCGGCATGCGGGCCGAGAGAGCCAAGGCCGCCTCGATCACTTCGGGAGACTCATCCCGCTTGCTGACGTGAATCGCAGGCCCCTCGTGGGAAGCGCCGGCCCGCACCAAATCAAGCTTGACGCCGGACACGGCACGCACCGCCTCCACCTCGAACTTGGCTGAGTTCCACTTCTCGCGGATCGCCTTTGCCTTCATCTCGCGATGCTGCTTGAGGGCCGCCGCCTTGATCTCGGCAAACTTGGCGGCAGGCACCTCCCCTTCGTAGTCAGCGAACGACGCTTCGAGGTCATTGAGGTGTTCGGCCGCAGCCGCCCTGATGTCGCCCACGTCGAAATCAACCGCTTCAATCACCTTGTCCTCGTTCGCCGAGGCGGCAATCTCAGCCTCAAACCTCGCATGCAGCCTTTCGCGCTGCACATCGGTCAGGGACTCGGGATCGAATCCCATCGCCTCGACCCATTTGTCGAATGGCATGTTTGCACCTTTCGTGTGCGAAAATTCGACTGCCGAGGCAGCCAACTGAACCGTGGTATTCTCGTCCGCGCCATGCGGCAGGAACGCCACCCCATACAGACGACTCTTGCGAGCGACATACACCGGCCCGGGAATGGACTGGCCATTCACAACGACCGCTCGCCCCTCTGGAATTTCTTCGACCTGCGATGGCTTCGCTTCGATGCTGGCCTGCCACGGGAAACCGTTCTTGGCGGAATCAACAAACTCAGCCGCCGCCTGTGAAACCGCACTGACTTCCCCGGAAAGACGCAGAGTGCGCCCATTGTTCTCGACAGTCCCAACGTGACCGACCAACTGGTCTTTTTTGTGGTGCAGATTGGCGATGACTGACCTCCCCTGCTCAAGGCCAGCCAGGTCAAGCACGATTGGCAGGTCATAGCCGCCGACGCTCAGCGGTCCGCCGTTGTAGGCAATCACATCGAACCGAGGACGCTTCCCCTCTTCAGCACTAGCCTCGACAGTTGCCTGCTCGGCCTGAATCACAATGTTCTTCAGGATCTTCATTCGCCACCGTCCATCTGTCGAACCTTGGCCTGCGACCACGTCTTGCCCGCGTCCCCGCCCCACAATTGCCACGCAACCCAACCCGGTTTTTCCTTGCCCTTGACATTCCAGCCGGGCGAACGACTCGCCTTGTCGTGCCGAGCAAACCATGCCGCCATCTCGCGGACATGCGCCTCTGTCAGAGATGTCCGCGATGCGATCTTGCGGGCTCGTGCGACAGTCTCGGGTTTCAGGCCACTGCCAGACCGGCCAGCTTCGTGCAGCTTCAGGCCAGCCTTGGCTGCCGACGCCATTCCTGCCGTGGGCCGCAGATCAACAGCCGCCGCCGTCACGTCTTCCGTGGGGGCCGCCTGCTGCTCTTGCTGCCGCATGTTCGCCATGTTCTGCGTGACGATGGCGAACTGATTCATGCGCAGTGTATCTCGCATCTCATCAACCGAGACGCCGTAGTCGGCCGCCATTTCCTCGACGTGGTCCTCGAAGTCCAGCCCCTGCTCGGCATAGACCTGCGAGAGTGTCGTCGATCCGTTCTTCAGACGCTTGTCGGTGGCATTGGCTTCGCTCTCAGGATCGCCAATAGGATGATGGGGCCAATCCCAAGAATGACGCGCAGCCAGTGTGGCATCAAATCCCCATCCATAGACGAGAATCGCCCGCTCGAACCATCGATCAAACAGCGGATCAAGAACAGTGTCCTCGCAATCCGACCGTTCCAAGTCAATCGTCAGGAAGTAAGTGCCGTGGTCCAACTTGCCCGAGGCGAAGTTGTAACCCGACGAGTTGCACATCGCGAGATTCTGCGGGATCGACTTCGGTCGAGCCATCTCATTGACCTGGGCGGCATGAAACGCCTCGTAGGTCGTGCCCGGATGTTCCGCCTTCATCTGCGAGACTTCCCATCCCATCGGGAGGGCCGTCATCATCCGCTTGTCGAAGTCCAACGTGTCCATCGGTCGGACTTCATCGGCACCATCCGGCGTGAGATTCGTGTGGATGATCGCCGCGTAGTCCGCAGCGGTCTCGGCAGCCGCCAAGGTCGCCTCTCGCCATCGTCGAGAACTCGCACCGACGTTCAGCGTCGACCGAAACTCGGGAACGCCGCGATGCTGGCCGGGGCGGCGCATCATGAACCAATGCAGCATCCACTTCGCCGGGATCTCCTCAAACTCGGTTCCCGACCATGCAAATTGACCGCCCGGGTGATGCTTCAGCACGTCATAGCTGATCGGATTGCCGAACTGGTCGTACCGAATCCCGTCGATATACCCCGCCGTGTAGGGGATGATTCGGGGGCTCGTGACCTGCTCGGCCTCGATTAGGATGATGTCCAAATCCACGGGCGATCGAAGCCGAGGGTTGTTTCGCAACAGCCCAAACGCCTCGCCATCCTGCACCTTGGCATGGGTCATGCACCACAGCTTTCGCCGCAACTGCACCGCCTTGCACCATTGCTGCCATGCTGCCTCGACCATCGCGTTGAGGTTCTTGTTCCGCGTCCGCATTCGCAGAGTCGGCCCAGTCCCCATGACGTAATTGGCATGCGTCTGGACGATTCCGTCCGCATAGCCATTGTTCGCGACCTCGTAGCGTGCCCGCTGCACGAGCCTCGTTCGGACAGCCTTGGAGTTCGCCGAATCCGCGTCGTAGGCATCCGCGTTGGCCCAGTAGTTCTGCATGTCCGTGGTGTCACGGGCAGCGTCGTATGTGGCTTCGACGGGCTTTCTCGGCCTTGGCACAGCCTGCACCACCGGGACGGGCTTCTTGTCCGCCATTGGCGTGCCAAACTGGTCCAAGATGCGATTCTTCGCGGCCGGCGCAATCATCCTGCACCTGGCGGGCGAATTTTCTGGAATCTGATCCCAAACCCTGGCCTGTTTGACGCCGCCGCCTCTTTGCCCGCCTGATAGGCGGCCAGCTTCAGCAGATCATCAACAGACTGCGATGTCGCGGAACGGCCGTCGACGGTCACTGACCTGGGACCGGTCGCCGCCTGTTGCAGAGCCGTTTCGACAGCTTCGAGTTCATCAGACATGCACCGATTGTCGATACCGGCGTGAACGTAGCAATACCTGAACGCCGCTTTGGCAAGTCAAATATCAAAATCATTCCACTAATGGAAAGCCGGACGCTCCCAAGTAATCAATGCAGTTCCGCAATTCCGGCAGATTCGTCGTCGCATGATCGCCCCCGCTTTCGGTCGGGTGTAGTTGACCCGGAAGTTGTGACATCCGCACTTCTTGCACATCAGTCCCGACTGTTCCGCCTTCTCGTCCTCGGTCGCGCCATCGGTTTTCATTTGCAACAAAGTCTGTCGCTCATTCGGGTCCATCAGCGTCCTCGCAATTGTCTGAGGGTTGGCCGGGCCGAGACGACTGTTGATCTCAGATTTGCAGAAGACCCAATCGTACACCCCAGAATTGAAGCCGCCACAGAAGCGCCGACGAGGCAATCGAACCAGTGGTTGTCAGGTTTCGACGGTGGCAGCTTCCACTCGTCGACTTTGCGACCCCTGGCCTCCACGATGATTCGATGTTCGGCCCGCAGATGATCCGCCAGCATCTGGTGATACACCGCCCTGTCGCCGAACAGTCTCAACTCACTTGGCTCCCCCTCCGCCACGGCAAGGCGATTGTGAACGAAGGTCTTCCACCAATTCGTGTCGATCAGGCAGTGTGGCACCGAGCGATGCTGGTTGCGTGCAATTCGCCACATCAGGCCGGTTCGCTCACCCTCACGCTTGGTGTACTCGTAAAAAGGGCGGCCAGTCGCACCGACGTACTTCCCGTGTGACGGCATCAGCACGGCGCGGTGCGTGCTTTCCCGACACACGCGATAGAAAGTGTCTGACTGTGGCCCCCAGTTGGCGTCAATCAGACATTTGTCGATATGCACCGACCCGCCCTCGTCACGTTCCCATTCACGACCGCACAGTTGCTCGATCAACGCATTCAGCGACTGATACATCTGGGCATCGAGAGAAAGCTGCCCCAGTTCAGTCTCAATGGTGCGCGTCAAATTTCCGAGCGAAAAGTATGCTCGTCCCTGATCGGGCCATGTGCCGTAGTCAACAACAAAGCCCGTGAAGTCATCCTTCCATGCGGCCACGAGCCACCACAACACCTTTTGGGACACATCGATGAATGCCGTCAGCCGCGTTGCTTGTCGTGGAACGACGCCACGGGGAATCTTCGACAGCTTGCGGCAGATCTCGTCCGCCGTCATCAACTCACCCTCATCGGCAGACGAGTCCAGCGGGTCGTTCTGGTACTCGGCGAAGAAAGCCAATTCAGACCGAAACCGCAGATTCATCGCGTGCTGGATTGCACTAATCTCGTCTGGGTTATGCCGTTCCGGCCATGCCACCGAGGAGCCGATGTCCATCTCTTCGCGGTTCAGTCGGTAATACTCATTCGCCGCCTTGCCGCCATCCCCAGCCTGCATTCCCTCGGCACGAATGCTGCGGTATTCATCCCACAGCTTCTCGCTCCTCGGCCAGGAATAGACCAGCTTGGTCTTCTCGCCATTCCAGTCCGGATGAAGCTCCCGCGTCAGCATTCGATCGGCCATGTCACCCTTCCGGACAACCGTGCATGGCATCACTGCCGCGATCTTGACCCCCGGGCCAGCCATGCCCAGAACATCGCCCGAGATGACACCCTCGCGAAATGCACACTGTGCCTCGCTCATGGCGGATTCTCGCGTCTGCGGATCGTCAAGCAGCACGAATTCCGGACGAACAACCGTTCCGTCGGTCTGGGTGATCTGCTGGCCCCGCACTTCCCCAGTAATTCCCGCCACCGAAATCATCGCACCGGTGCATTTTGATGGAATCGAGAGATCGAGGGTCGGAAAACGGACCTGATTCATCGACCAGACTGTTTCCGTGCGGATTCCGTTGACCATTTGCCCCTTGCACTTGCGAGGCTCCCCCTCAAGTGCACGCAGACAGTGCAACGCCTCGGGAAAATCCTCCATCAGCAGGTCGTTGAACCGCAATTCCTCCTGAATCGACCGCAGAAGACGCCTTGCCGAGGGCTCCGACGCCGCAATCAGGCACACAAACCGCCTGTAGCCGTACAGAATCGCGTAGATGGCCGCCCGGATCGATATCGTTGTCTTCCCAGAGCCGCGAGGCATCGCCATCGCGAACAATCCGCCTTCAACTATGGATCGCTGGAGTGTCGAAATCACCCGCAGATGATCCGGACACCACGGCAGCGGGAAGGCGTTCGGGAAATAGGTCTTCAGGAAGAACGCCAGGTCCACCTCGCCCAACGCTCTACGATCGGGATTGACGCACTTTGGCGGCGGGCCGATGTCCCGGGCATCCTGGGACTGCTCGGCGGCCCTGTGCGAGAAATAGACCCGCCTGTCGCGAGTATCTGCTGGCATGGCCGAATAATACCACCACCCTGTGACTGGTGCAAGTACCAATTGTTCATCG